TACACCGGCAACGTCTACGGCAAGACCAAACAGGTAGCCCGCTGCGGCAACGCAGTCCCGCCTCCTTTTGCAACGGCCCTGGTGAAAGCCAATCTGCCCGAGTGGTGTGAGAACGGCGCAGCGTCCATGGCGGAGTTGCATGATCGGTGGGCGGTGTAGTCAATGGAGCGTATCACCATAAAGCGAGACGAGAATGGGTGCGTAACCGTTCAGGGCACCCCACCTAAAGATCGCGGATTTTTCGAGTTTGCCTTTGGGAAAGTGCTTTCTGGGGCATTTTCAGAGATTTCGTGGGAGCCAATCGACTTTAGTTTTAGGAGATCAAACCATGGATGATGTGAAGAAAATCGACCGCCCTACCATCGACGCTGCCGTGGAGGCCGTCATGGAGCTGGTGTGTGCTAACTGCTACAGCAACCGGGAGACCCCTACCGGGTGTAAATGCTCTGACTGTGAGAACTGTCCTATCGAGGGCAAGGTGCGAGAGGTGGCATCCCTGGTAGAGCATGAGGTGGCGGTTGCTTTTGCCCACGCTATGGCAGCGCCCCTTAAAGCCCATTTTGCTGGAGGTGCGCCGTCATGACCACTCCCGAACTCATTGTTCGCGCTCTGCGTTCCACCCAGAGCCGCAGTAAGCGTAAGCTGTTGGACGCCGCTGCCACCACCATTGAAACCCTGACCGCCCAGCTCGAAATGGCGAGGGCCGAGCGAGACGCCGTCACCCGGCGCATGATCGAGCTGGAACAGGCTCAGGGGGGGGCGCAGTCCGATGAGGGCGATTTACAAGGCACCCGGCGAGGCCCCGGTGATCCGTGACATCTCAGACACCAGAACGGGCCTCAAGGAGCTACTGGGTGGCAGCATTGTAACCTCTCACTTTAGCACCGACGCCTGTATCATCACGCGGGAAGGTGCTTCTAAGCTCCCTTACAATTTCAACTTTTGCGGCTATGCCGTCCACGGCCCCGCCCTCTTTGTGGCGACCTCTGGCCGCAAGTTCACCGACCTACCCCCAACGGCTACAGACTTTCTGCTGGGCCTGTTGGAGCCGACCAAAAAGGAACCTTGCGAATGAAAATAGGACTGATTGACGTTGACGGTCATAATTTCCCAAACCTCCCTTTAATGAAACTGTCCGCGTGGCACAAGGCCAACGGTGACAGCGTTGAGTGGTACAGTCCCGACTCAGCGCGTCGTATGGATCGCGTTTATATGTCAAAGGTGTTCAGTTTTACCCCAGACTATCCGCATCCCGTAAACGCCTTTGAGGTCGTTAAAGGCGGTAGTGGGTACTGCATTGACCTGGTTGACGGCAAAGAGGTGTTCGACGCCACCCGGCACCGTGAACTTCCCTTCGGGGTTGAACACATCTACCCGGACTACTCTTTGTACGGGATTACAGATACCGCTTACGGCTTTTTGAGCCGTGGATGTCCCCGGGGCTGTCATTTCTGCATTGTGGCAGGAAAAGAGGGGCGACGCTCTGAGAAAGTGGCAAACTTGCGTGAGTGGTGGCGCGGCCAACAGAATATCGTCCTTCTCGACCCTAACCTGTTGGCCTGTCCTGATCGTATAGACCTCCTCCGGCAGCTTGTAAACAGCCAATCCGTCATCGACATCAATCAAGGTCTGGACTGCCGCCTGTTGAACGAGGAAATCATCTCCTACATCAACCGGCTTCGCATTAAGGACATACACTTTGCATGGGACTACATGAAAGAGAGCGACGCTGTTTTGGCCGGTCTCGACCTGTACGCCAAACAAGCTACACGAAAGCCCCACGGGAAATATGCTACCGTCTACACTCTGGTCAACTACGATACGACCATGGATGAGAACTTGTACCGCATATACACTTTGCGGGCTAAAGGGTATGACCCGTATGTGATGATATACGACAAAAAAAACGTCCCGGCAGGACACCCATTGCGAATGTTGCAGCGTTGGGTAAATAACCGAATCATCTTTTCCAAGTGTAAGACTTTTACCGAATACCAAAGGAGCCAATCGAAATGAAAATCCATAAAAAGGCCGCTGCCGTCGCCCTCTGTGTGGCGCTGATCGCGGCAATCATCGCATCTTTGGTGATTGATGCTAAGGCGGACGCCACCAAAGAGGAAACCCCGCTGTACTCCGTCACCTATCAGCGTGTCGGCGGTACCGACGAAAACCCCATTTATGCCTATGAGTTCACCTGGCACGGCGAGGAGCCGCTGGTCATTGACAGCAACGGGTGGCACATCGGAGAGCCTGAAGGAGGCACCAAATGAAAAGAGCAGAGATTTTGAAAGAGGCCGAAAAGTGTGTGTGCGGCAACCGCGAACAGGACTACGGCTCTCCCGAGAATAACTTCCGCACCATCGCCACCTTCTGGGCGGCGTACCTCAACACCAAGCACGACAGCGATGTCAACATCGCCATCGACCCCGAGGATGTGGCCGCCATGTTGGCCCTGCTGAAAATCGCCCGTATCGCCTCCGGGCGCATGAAGGACGATAACTGGATCGACCTTGCCGGCTACGCCGCCTGTGGTGGTGAGATCGCCTCCGACCGCGCTGCCCTCGATGCTGCCCTCGCATCGTTTGCCAGTGCGGGTTTTGTCCAAGCACCTAACGACGACACCGTCAAGTGTCACATCCATGACCCCCGCACCGGACTGATTGCCACGGTAGAGGAAGCGCCCCAGAAGAAGCCCTGGGTCGAGCCTGAGATCACCGTCACCCCCCCCAGCACTGAGGGCGGATGTTTGCAGCGTCCCTGCCCCTACCCCTGAGAAAGGATAAGGCACATGAGATACCAGGGCGGGAAAACCCGCATTGCATCTCACATTGCCCGGTACATCAATGCTGTATCAAGGCGGCAAGGCCCGGATAGCAGCAAGGCTGTCTCGGCTCATGCTACCCCCCCCATGCGGAGTATTCGTTAGTCTGTTTTGCGGGAGCTGCGCCGTCGAGAGCAAGGTACAGGGCTTTTCCCGGATCATCTGTAACGATAAACACCGCTACTTAATCGCCATGCTGCAGGGTGTCCAGGGCGGCTATGAGCTGCCCGACACCGTCAGCGAGGCGGAATACAGGTACATACGGGAACACAAAGACGACGACCCGGTGCTGACTGGGTTTGTTGGCTTCGGGTGCAGCTTCGGCGGCAAGTGGTTTGGAGGGTACGCCCGGGATCGGCACTCTGATCGGAGCTATGCCGCCGGCAGCAAGAAAACCCTCCTCCAGACCATGGCAACCCTCGGCGATGCTGAGTTCATCTGCAACGACTACAGGGCCGTTCCTGTCCCCCAGGGCGCCGTGATTTACGCCGATCCGCCTTACCGCAACACTACGGGCTACGGCGGCGAAAAGTTCGACACAGACGAGTTTTGGACGTATATGCGCCTGTTGGCTCAGACCGGCCACACCGTTTTTGTCAGTGAGCTTGAGGCCCCGGACGACTTCGTATGTATCTGGGAAAAGCCGGTGCAGCGGTCACTTGACCGTAACGTGAGCAACCGTTTCTTTTCCACCGAAAAACTATTTACTTACGCTCTGCCTACTGAGTAGGGGAGCTACACACAGGAGGACAACCTATGGCAAACAAATTTGGGGTTATGGCTGCCCCTGCTACCGGCCAGATTTTCGTGGGCCGTGTCAACCATTCCGAACAGGTATTTCTCGAAAAGGTCGATAAGACCGACGAGGTGCTGTGCGCCGCCCGTGACCACCTGGCGGCCCTGATCCCCGAGGGGCAGGACTGCTGGGGTTATGAGTGGGAGCGCGACGGCGTCGTTACTGAGCTGATCGTCAAAGTCAGGGAGGTGTGAGCCGTGGCAAGTAACAGCTATGAGGATATGCAGAACGAAAACCTCGCTCTGCGGGCTGAAAACGAGGTGCTGAAAAAGCGACTCGACGAAGCCCAAGCGCACCTCTCCAAACTGGAGCTTGAAAACGGCGATTTGAAAGAAGAAAATGACGCTTTCAAATTCAGAATTGCCCGACTCAATGCACAGATGGAGGTCGTCTATCTTATTTTCGGAGGGAGGCGCTGATATGACCCCGATTAAAACCCCGTATTCCAACGCCCTGTTTTGTAAAGAGGGCTGTGAGGATCTTCCTGGCACCCACTACCGCTATGAGGCCAACGACGGCCCCGGTGAAACCGGCATTGAGACGGTGTGGCAGCTTTCCCCCGAGGAGCTGGAGATCGTCAAGCGGACTGGCCGCATTTACCTCTACACCGTCGGCACGTCCATCGCTCCGCTGATCCTCTCCGCCGAGTGCCTTCTGGACGTAAAAGACCCGTGTGAGGGGGGGGGTAACACTCCATGATTAACGCCCTCATCTCCTTCGCCCTGTTGGCCTTTGCGTGGTTTGAACCCGATTGCCGCCCTCTCTATCTCATTGCCTCCGGCCTGTTTGCCGTGGCTGCTGAAATTTCCCATTACCGCTTTGAGCGTAAAGAACAGGAGGACATCACTGATGAAGTCTGAAGCATTTTACCGGGGATTCCCCGGCAGAAAGTATGGCATCTACAACACCCAGCGCAAGTGTTTCCAGTTTGACATCTGCGAGGACTCGCCGATGCTGGCAATGGCCCGTCTGCACTACAAGATCGGCAAGGACGCCCGCAAGGATCGTTTCGAGCCTCGTATGCTCCCGAAGGAGGCCACCCGTGAACTGTGCTGATTGTTTGCCCCTGAAGGTGGGCGACGAGGCATACATCCTCCGCCGTCAAGTTGGGGGACTGTGCATCCGGCACGGCATTGTGTCTGAGATCAACATCACCCACCAGCACCGCCCCATGTTCACCGTCCATTATGTGGGCCGCGGTTACTACGGCGATACCGTGTTTAAGACTCTGGAGGAGGCTACCGCCAAGCTGGAGAAGCTGCGGAGAAAGGAAGCTACACAGGATGCAGATACCCAAAAGAGTTAAGATCGGCGGCAAGGTCTATGAGGTAGAGATTACCGACAAGCTCTGGCTGGGCGCGGCCAATGTGTCCGCCGAAATCGACTACACCGATCTCGTGATCCGCGTCAGCAACGCTGCCCGCGGCAAGATGGAGGCCGATTTCCTCCATGAGGTTGTCCACGGCATTGCTGACGCCATGGGCTACCGTAACCACAACGAGCGCGAGATCGACGCTATGGCCCAGATGCTCTATCAGATCATCCAGGACAACCCCGAAATGTTCCAACCCGACAGGCCCGAGGCTGAGGAGGTGCCGAATTGTTCCGACAGATGATTTTCTCAAAGCTGCCCGGTGATACCCTGCTCACTATCCGGCACTACTACGACAATGACCTCGATGTCATGTCCCGGGACGAGCTGCTGCAGGGCATCCAGCGGGGCGACATCATCCCCGAAAAGCTGCCGCGTGTCTCTCTGGCTGAGAAAATCGAGAAGCATTTCAGCTCCACCTATGTTGATGACATGATCGAGCGTATCGCCGACGAGGGCGACGTGTTCGAGGAGTGGGATCTTCGCATCCAGGAGACCATCAAGGACGACCCCAGACTCACGGCCTTTGTGGAGATGATGCAGGAGGCATACGACAGCCACCCTGTTTATACCGAGGGCCAGCAGGTCATTATGGACGTTCTGAAGGGGGTGATTCTATGCTCACAATCTGTAAGATGAATGGCGAAGAAACCCCGTTGCCCTGTCCCGCTCGTACTTGTCCTTTTTACGGAGATTGCATGACCCAGTTTGTAAAAGAATTCTACAAACCCATCACTTATGCTGACCGCATCCGGTCTTTGAGCGATGAGGATTTGGCAGTGTTCTTCGCTATCGTAAAAGCTGATTTGTCCAGATATGACCGTCCTGTACGTCCGTATTCTGGAAAAGATGTGAACGAAAATTACGACTGGCTCAAACAACAGGTGCCAGAGGAGGTGCTGTGATGGAACGACTGACCGAGAGAACCACCGAAGGGCTTCCGTTCTATCCTCGATGCTTCGAACGATGCAGCGGAAACCCAGACGGCGATGTGTGCTTAACCTGTCCTCTGGAGGACGAGCGACTGGAAAAGTTGGCCGCCTACGAGGACGTCTGCCCCGATCCCGCCCTTGTCGCAAAGCAACTGGAAATTCTGAAACTTTACGCCGACTGCCTTCAGGGAATTGGCCTGGGCCAACTGGGTACGCTGGCTGCGTTGTTCCGCGAGGGCCGCCTGTTCATACTGCCCTGTAAAATCGGGGACACCGTTTATCAGACTGACGGCGTCCGGGTATATGAAAGCACCGTGCGGAAGTTGATTTTTGACACAGAGACCATCGCATTTGATGTTGACGCCGTCAACCGTACCGTTTTCACTACCCGAGAGGCCGCAGAGATGGCCTTGCTATTTGGAAGTAAAAAGGAGGAATCCCCCAATGCCTGACCAGACCCGCCCCCCCCTCCAGATGGATGAGCTGGAGATCGTAAACAGCTACCGCACCGCAAAAGACCAGAAAAAGCAGCTCCAGGTACTCGCTGACCTGAACGCCGTGACCATCACCGACATTGCCGCCATCCTTACCGCTAACGGTGAGAAGGTGGACAAGCGGTGGCTGCCCCGGGCTAAGAAGTCCAAGCCCGAGGACGCACCCGCAAAGACCCCGGCCTCCGCCGCCATGAGCGCCGAGACGCTGACCGAGCTTTTCTCCAGTCTCGACGCCGGCGTCAAGGTGCTGTGTAATGGTCTGCCGCTGACGGGGTACCGCTACACGGAGGCGTACAACGCGGCGTCCGATCTCGTGGAGAGAACCGTGGAACTGTTCTAAAGTATAGAACACTCAGGAGGAACCCTATGGCATCCAAAATTTGTCCCGTTATTAGGGCTTTCGACGGTACCGCTTTGGTGACAAGCGTTGAATACAAAGGCCAGAAAGTAAAATACCACGCTTGCGTGGAATCGCAGTGCGCCTGGTTCGATGAGGAAAGCAAGCGCTGTGCCGTTTTGTTGAACGCACGAGCTGCCGCCCACCTCGCCGCAAACACATGAGCTACGACTTTCACCTAAAGGTCAAAGCGGCGCTCAAAGGCCCTGACCTGTCATGGGTCTATGTGGGCGATGAGTGGATCAACTACACCACCAACAGCGCCCCCATGATAAAAGAGGTCTGCGGCTCCTACCCCTCCCGATGGGACGGCATGAAAGCCGCTGACCTGTTACCCGTTGTAGAGCAGGGCCTCCGGGCGCTGCGCTCTGATCCCGACGCCTACCGATACCTGGAACCGGCCAACGGCTGGGGATCGGTGGAAGGCACCATTACATTTCTCGACCGCATCCGGGCCAACTGTGCTGAGTTCCCGGAGGCCGTCGTGGAGATCACATAAGGAGATAACCCTATGGGCCGGTCTGAAATCTGCACCGAAATTTGCACCGAGGCCGTAGAGAAGTACGGCCAGACCCTCCAGCTCGTCGTCGCCATTGAGGAAATGGCAGAGCTGACCAAAGAGCTGTGCAAGTCCATTCGCACCTCGATTGAAAACCGCATCGCCGGTGTCACCGAAGAGACCGCCGACGTGGAAATCATGCTGGAACAGCTCAAGATCATCTATGGCAACCGCGCCGAGGTGGACGACATGAGAGACCAGAAACTCCAGCGGCTCCAGCGCCGCATCAACGGCGATCCCGACTAAGGAACGCCCACTGCACTTTTCACCTACTCCTATCAATGGGGGGGGTAAGCCAAAGGAGTAGCTATTATGGTTTTAAGCAATACCAGATATATCACAATTTCTACGGGCAACAACCGCCGCGATCTCGTGTGGCGGCAGTCCCAGATGCTCATTGGAGACCTCTATGAGCGGCTGCGCGCCCCCGAGCGCAGCACCGAAACCCTGAAAGAATATTTCGCCATGAAGAAGTCCCAGCAGGACGCCCTCAAGGACGTGGGCGGTTTCGTGGGCGGCACTCTGAACGGCACCCGCCGCAAGGCCAACGCCGTTACGGGCCGCGACCTTATCACGCTGGACTTCGACAACATCCCCGGCTGGCAGACTGACATGGTCGTCCAGAAGGTGGAGGCTCTGGGCTGCAGCTATGCCCTCTACAGCACCCGCAAGCACACCGGCAACGCCCCGCGTCTGCGTGTGGTCATCCCCTTCGACCGCACCGTCAGCGTGGATGAGTACGAGCCGTGCGCCCGCCGTGTGGCTGAGTGTATCGGTATCAGCATGGCAGACCCCACCACCTTCCAGGCCGAGCGCCTGATGTACTGGCCCTCCTGCAGCTCTGACAGCGAGTATGTATTCCATTGCAAGGACGCCCCGCTGATCTCCGCCGACTTCTTGCTGTCCACCTTTGCGGACTGGCACGATACCCGGACATGGCCCGTTGTCCCCGGTGCGCCGGGAACCCCTGACCACATCCGCAAACAGGCCATCAAGCAGGGCGATCCGCTGACCAAGCCCGGTGTCGTGGGCGCGTTCTGTCGCACCTATGACATCTTTACTGCCATGGACACCTTCTTGCCGAAAATCTACGATCCCGTGGACGGTGACGACAACCGATACACCTATATCGGCGGCTCCACCACCGGCGGCGCCGTGGTTTACGATGACGGCAAGTTCCTGTTCAGCCACCACGCCACCGACCCCTGCAGCGGGCGGCTGGTCAACGCCTTTGACCTTGTCCGACTCCATCGCTTCGGCTATTTGGATGACGAGGCCAACCCCGACGCGCCGGTGGTCAAGCTGCCGTCTTACATGGAGATGTGCCGCATGGCCCTCGCTGACAACGACACCGTCGGCACCCTGAACCGGGAGCAGCACCAGGCCGCCGTGGCCGACTTCGCCGACATCGTAAGCGGACAGGTAAGCCCCTCGCCGGCGGCTCGGATGGAGGCAATCAAGGCACAGGAGGCTACACAGCAGCAGGAACCGACAGACGACCGCTGGGCCGAATCGCTCCAGCGCAACCAGAACGGCGCAGTCAAAAGCACCATCGACAACGTGCTTATTATCCTCAATGGTGATCCTGTGCTGAAGGGTAAGTTCGCCCTCAATACTTTCGCCAACCGCGGCGAGGTGCTGGGGCCTCTGCCCTGGCAGCGTGACGGCAAGCGCCGCCTGTGGGGTGACACCGACAGCAACGGCCTGTACTGGTATTTGGAGAAATACTGGGGCATCACCAACCGGGGCAACATCGACAGCGCCCTCGACATCCACGCCAGCACCCACGCTTTCAATGAGGTGCAGAACTACATACAGAGTTTGACGTGGGACGGTGTTCCCCGGCTCGATACGCTGCTGATCGACTATCTGGGCGCAGAGGACACCGCCTATAACCGGGCCGTGTGCCGCAAAGCCTTTACCGGCGCCATCGCCCGCGCCATGACCCCCGGCTGTAAGTACGATACGATGCTGATCCTC